CATGAACAATTGCACTGTGCAACCATCAGCAGCACTGACGATGTGCTACAGGTTGTAGCACTTGCCTCAAACACTTGATAACAGGCTGACAACACCTCAACACGTCCACAAACAGGTGTCATATGCGTGACAACGGCTGTACAAGGCGTGAACACAAGGTGCTTGACATGCACTGTGCATCATCGATGTGTCAATGAGTTGTCGCCGTGTTGATGCGGCTGTAATAGATCATCGAGCTTGCACTCGTTACCGAATCAACCAGTTGACAACCGGCCGTTGTTAAAGTGTTGACGTGCTGTGCTGTGCTACAAACTTCAGATTTTTTCCTAAGACAGGTGTCGGCTATGTCCGTTGTGATACTATACCTGAATTATAACGGTGAGGTCACCAGATAACTATAATTTAGTTGGACACATTAGGACATCCTGACACTGTTTTGATAACAGTTTGATAACGGTTTGTGTTACAGGCAACCAGCACCCCTTCCGGGAGGTACTATATATAAGTGAGGGGTAAGGATAATTAGCGAGCCTACAGGCGAGCGGCTCGCTTCAGTGTTAAGCGGAGCCCCTGAAGGCTCCGCATGCATCACTCGGTATCTTGGGATACCTCGTGTTCGTAAGAGGGGAACCCGTAAGGTTCCCCGATGGATAGTATGGTGCGAGCGCACCGGGACAGCGAGCACTGAACCCCCTTCCTTTAATGGTTTCCCCCATCCCTAAAACGAGTACAACGACACCCACAGGATAACTTATATATGGCTAGCATCAAGTGGACTACTGCGGACAAGCAGAAGATTGTCCTTGAAAAGCTGGCTGCGGGTTGGTCTGTTGGCCGTGCTTGTGATTTTGTAGATATCTCTGAAAAGACTTATGAGTATTGGCGCAGCGGCTCTAAAGGCCATGCTGGCGCTATGAACGCTCAGGCGTTCAAGGATGCTGTAGAGTTGATCCGCCGCAAGCAGGCGGCGCCTCTGGAGACATTCAGTGAGGTTCCCGACTTCGAGACGTTCTCGAAAGCGTACATGGGCAACCGTTTGTTCGACCACCACTTGCAGTGGCTGGATCTTCTTGAAGGTCGCGACCCTCGGTCGCTCCACCCGAATCAGACTTATATCCCTGGCCACAAGAATCTACTGCTCATCAACACGCCACCTCACCACGCCAAGAGTGAGTTGTTTTGTCAGAACTACGTGACATGGCGGATCGTGCAGGATCCGAACATCCGTGTGCTCTTGGTGTCCGCTTCGGCGGACCGTGCGAAGAAGAACCTGGACGGAATTAAGAACCGTCTCGACAAGGACATGCTTGTCTACAAGCGTCTGAAGGATGACTTTGCTCCGGCCGAAGGCTACAACGGCAACGGCGCCAAGTGGACCTCTGATATGATTCTTGTCAACCCGGACATCCGTCCGCGCAATGTCTCTGGGCACCCTACGGTGCAGGCTCTCGGTATTCGTAAGAAGATCTATGGTGCCCGTGCTGACCTCATCATTCTTGATGACTGTGCCGACCTTGACAACGCTCATGAGTTCCCGAAGCAGATCGAGTGGATTCAGTCCATCATCGGCTCCCGTCTGGAGCCTGGAACCGGCAAGCTGATTATCGTTGGTACTCGTCTTGCTGCACAGGATCTCTACTCGGAGATCCGCAAGCCTGAGTGGTATGTTACTGGGGAGTCTCCGTATACGTATCTGTCCCAGCCTGCTGTGCTGGAAATGACGGAAGATCCAAAGACTTGGAAGACTCTGTGGCCTAAGACTAACGTTGAGCCCATGGGGCTTGAGAAGGTTGAGCCCGATGAGACTGGGCTGTACCCGATGTGGGATGGTCCAGCTCTCGCTGAGAAGCGAAACCAGATGTCCGCTGAAACTTGGTCTCGTGTTTACATGCAGGCACAGATCAGCCAGTCCACTACTTTCACACAGGCGGAGATTGATGGTTGTACCAATGGTGGGCGTCTACCTGGGATCATTGTTCCAGGATTCCCAGGGGTCCGTCCCGAAGGAATGGCAGGCCTTTATGTGGTCGCTGGGCTGGACCCCGCAGCCACCAACTACACCGCTATGGTCGTCGTCGGAGCAGACCTATCAACCGGACGGCGGTACCTTCTCGACGTGTGGAACCAACACGGTGCACTACCTGCCCAAACAGCGGCGGTGATGAAGGAATGGACTCGACGCTACGGCATCAACGAGTGGCGCATTGAGACCAATGCTTACCAGCAGTCTATTATGCAGGACGAAGACCTGCGCACGTGGATGACTACTCGCGGTGTTCGTATGACAGGCCACACGACAGGAAAGAACAAATGGGATACTCAGTGGGGCGTCGCTACCTTGGCAAACTTGTTCAAGGGTTGGGAGCAAGGCACAAACGCCATCGAGTTCCCGTCGAGGCGCAACCACGCTGGAATCCAGAGCCTTGTGGAACAGTTGGTTGCCTGGTACCCTACGGTGACCACAGCGAAGGCACCTGTCCAAGACTGTGTGATGGCTTTGTGGTTCGTAGAGATTCGCTGCCGGGAACTGCTGGACCAACAGGACGGTCTGTCTTTCTGGGATGATGGTTGGCTTTCCGAACGTGATCGTGAAGAACAAGTTGTAATCAATATTGACTGGTATAGTGCTTCGCAGGGCCAATACCGAGAACCTGATATAGCTGAGCCTATCATCAGCAACCCCGCACGATGGTGGGAGTGATACATGGCACTGAGCCCTAACGAAGTGGCTAAGAAGGTCGCCGCTGCACGGCTTCGTATGTATGAGCGAGATATGCGAATGAATCAGGTTCGGGCCGTTCGCGCCTCTGAACTCGATCGTGTAGCCCCCGGACTACTGGCCGATGACTTCCCTAAGCCGATCGTCTCCAACGTTATCAACGTTGCGGCACAGTACAGTTCTGAGCAGATCGGCCAGATGCCGACAGTCTCCTGTACTTCGGGAGTCATGACCAGTGATCGTCAAAAGAAGTATGCTCAGCGTCGTACGCTGATTGCTCACAACTATTTGGAGAACAGTCGTGTCAAGGTCAATATGGTCGAAGCGGCCGACTGGCTCAACACATACAGTTTTCTCCCGATCATTGTGGAGCCCCATTTTGGCGACGCTTACTGCGAGCCAGGCCCTAGGCTGCGTTTCGAAAACCCTTTGGGTTGCTACTACGATCTTGACATCTTTGGTCATACTCGCTGGTTTGCTAAGGTCTACGACTCCGATGTAGATTCGCTCTGTGCGAAATTCCCTCATCTTGCTAGTGCGCTGAGGGCGGGTATGCATGCAGAGTCTAACCAAAAGCTAGAAATGGTTACGTATCATGATGACGATCAGATCGTTACTTACGTGCCCAGCCGGGATAATCTCCAGCTTCTACGTATCGACAACAAGCTGGGGCGCTGTCCCATCTTCATTGCTGAAGCTCCGAAGTTTGACGAACAGTCTCGCGGAGCTTACGATGATGTGATCTGGATTCAGGTTGCTCGTGCTGTGTTCGCACAGTACGGCATGGCAGCAGCTAAGAAGAGCATCAACGCTCCTCTGGTTGTCGGGCCTGATGTGGTCAACATTCCGTTCGGCCGTGATCGTGTAATCCGCTCCACGGATCCTGGTGGCATCAAGTATGTTGCTACTGAAATGTCTCCTGCTGCTTGGCAGCAGGGTGAACTCCTGAACCAGGACATCACTGTTGGTGCTCGATTCCCTGAAGGTGCTACAGGTAAGTCTCCCGGCTCGATCGTAACTGGTCGTGGTATGGAAGAGTTGATGGGCACCATTGACTCCAAGGTTCGAACCTATCAGCTCATTCTGGGCGACACACTTCGCCGCGCAATCGGTGCAGCGTTCGAGATGGATGAGAAGTTCTGGAAGAACACAAGGCGGTTCATTCGTGTCCAAGTTAATGGACAGCAGTTCGAGGAAACTTACGTACCATCTCGTGACATTGCCGGAGTCTACCAGGTTGACGTTACTTATGGTATGGCAGCCGGGATGGACCCCAACAGGGCTCTCGTATTCCTTTTGCAGGCGCGAGGTGACAAGCTCATCAGTAGGGATTTCGCTTTGCGACAGTTGCCTTTCGATATCAACGTTGACCAGGTGATGGAACAGATCGATACCGAAGAGTTGACTGATGCTCTAAAGCAGATGCTGGCTCAAACAGCTATGGCTGTTCCGATGATGGCAGCGCAGGGTCAGGATCCTTCGGACATGCTCAAGAAGTTGGCCAAGGTCATGGATGAGCGTGAGAAGGGCATTCCAGTACACAAGGCGATCCTAGCGGCCTTTGCCCCTGAGACGCCTCCACAGGCGCCTCCTGGCGCCGATCAGATGCCTCCTGGTATGCCTAGTCCTGGCGGACCTCAGGGAGCCCCACAGGGGCCTCCTGGTTCGATGCCTCAGATGCAGCAGGGGCCGCCAGATATTCAGCGTCTTCTGGCGGGCCTATCCGGCGGAGGATCACCAACTCTACAAGCTAACGTCATGAGAAAGCTACCGGCAGGCTAAAATGCTAGATCTAGAAACTCTCAAACAGGCGATGATCGCCGAAGATATTAATATTGATGACGAGCGGTTCGTTCGAGCCTTCCGTCATGCTACTAACCCTGGCGGCTGCAAGTACTGCGGTGCCCGGACTCTGGTGGGGGTTCCCACCACTACTAAGATTAAGGGCAAGAACACAGACGTTCTCAAGTCCGCTTGCTGCAACAAGGAGATTATGTAATGGCTGTTGGTGGCGGGCGTCAGTTTGAGCGCCCTAATTTTGCGGATGCTGTTCCGCCAACTCCGCCCCGTCAGGGCGACATGGGTCCCGAAGGAATGGGATCTACCCGAGTTGATGAACACACTTTTGAGTCTGGCAGCGTTCCAGGCAACACAGGTGCAATTGAGTCTAGCTGGTCCGGGCTGATCGACACTTCTGCCCTTGACGGACACAGTATGCACCAGGGAGAGGTTGCCCAGACTTGGGATGGCGGGGGCCTTCGTGGTTTCCGCACCACACCAATCGGTGGGACCTACAACCCCGGCCAGGGCTCCGGCCCTGGCAATCCAGGAACTGAGCGTAGCACTGCTAGCTAAGGAGTAAGCATGGAAGACGAAGAGTTCGTTCCGACGAAGCCAGTTAAGGGCAACGTCTGGGTAATTGTATCTGGGCTTATGGAACTTGCGGCTGGTATCTTCCATGCTTTCTACGACTTCTTTGACACGATGTCCTCTATCGCTGCTCATCGTTATGTGTGGCAAAAGGAACAACGTAAATTTTTTGAAGAGGCATCCAAGGATATAGAGGCGATTACAAGTGCCAGCACCACAGAATCCCGCTGGGGTATCGGGTCCGGGACAACTGAGTAGGCGAACTGATGGTGGACCCGCTCAAGCTCTGCGAGATCTGCCAGACGCGAAATACGGGGAAAACAGCCAGTTCCAGGCTATTCAACAGGGTGCGCCACTATCTGCGTCCCCGAACACGCAGGGATCGTCTAGTCCTGCTGATCCTAATCAGCTACCCCCGAATCCGGCAGCAGGTCAAGTCGTTCCATTTAGCGCTGGTTCGTCTCGACCCACTGAGCCTGTCACGGCTGGTGCAGCTTTGGGTCCTGGTCCTGGTCCTACTGCGCTGGGTTCTTCACCGGTTCAAGTAGAGCAGCAGGATATCGGCAAGATCAGCCGCAGCCTTCCTCTCTTCGAGATGATGGCCAACATGAACGATGCCCTTCCCAGTACTCGTCTTTTTGTTAACCTACTTCGAAGCGGACAACAGTAATGTCTTGGTCTACTCCAATGAACATGATGGCTAACGTTCTTGACAACATCCAACAGGACCCGCAAGCACAGAAGCTTATGCTGGGTATTGGAGTAGCCTATGATACTGTCCGAAGCACTCCAGTCGATCTTTTTTCAAACATTCCGCACTTTGAGTCAGAGGTAGACAACAGTGTCTCAGGCAACGTTTCAAACAGCAGCACCGCTTAGCGGCTCTGTTGGACCTCAGGCAGGTGCAATAGGCCCCGCCGGTGGAGATGTTGCTGGCCCTGGCGGCGCGCTAGATACTAACCAGCAGCTTCAGGCAGACAACCTCGCCGCTATTGCTTCTCAGCAGGAGCAGCAGGCACAGAACCAGCCTGAAGAGCCTAAGAAGGATAAGAGCAAGGGTTGGTCTCTAACCAACCCTTTTCAGGACATCGGCCAGATCTGGCATGATGTTGAGTCACACACTATCGCTCCAGCCTTTCACGCCGCAGGTTGGCTATTCCGCAACCTTGTTCAGCGTCCGTATACTGCTGCCACCATTTATAGTGCGCACAACGAATACGAAGCAAGCCAGGGCCACGCTAACTGGTCTTGGTTCCAGGGATCTCTATGGTCTCAGGCTTGGGATGCTTCAGCCAACATGACTCCCGGACAGGCTACTGTTATTGCTGCTGGGGACCAGCAGCCTATTGGTCCGGTGAAGTTTCAGTTTTCTGAACCAGACAGTACTCGTGTTATTGATCCGCTTGACGCGGCAGCAGCCAAGGCAAAGTTTAAGGATCCTAACGCCCCTAATGCTTGGGGCAACAAGATTGCTTCTGGGCTGTCTGATGCGATCGTAGATTATTATGCAGACCCTACTGTGCATCTTGGTAGGGGCATTAAGGTTCTCAAAAATATTCGCGGAGCCACCATTACACGTGCTGATAGCGAAGCTAAGGCACTGGCTAAAATGAATGCCCCTGCGAGCCAGGCGTTCAACACTTGGGCACTTAATCGTCCTGTTGCGCAGGTAGCAGAACATCCGTTGGTCAAGGGCTCTGGAACCACTCTCAACCCTTATCGCTACCAGATGGCTTCTCTTATTGCTGGAGCCAAGACTCCTGAAGAGATTGGTCTTATCCGTCAGGTAGCAGCAGGTTTGGCATCTGCTACTGCGGATGTAACGCATGCAGCAGCCGGGATCGGAAACGTTCCTACCGCAGCTAAGGCGCTTGATAAACTTGCCCAGTCCGCGCCGAATACCGCAGCGCAGGTATCCAACTTGCTTCTGCCTATTGAAGCGACAGAAAAGTGGGCGCTTACCGCAGCGTCTGATGATGAGAAAGAACAGTGGCTGCGGAACATTTCGCAGACTAAGGCCAACGCAGCGCAGGCGGACATCAATGTCAACGCTGAGCGTGCTCAGCAAATTCTAGATCTTCACAGCGCTATGCGTGGCCGAACTGCTACCAGCGCTATTTCCAACAGGCTGGCTGAGCTTAAGGGCAATCTTAAGTATGCGAACACTCGGGATATTGATGGCGTCGGCTTCTTGCGTAACGCCTTCTATAACTTTCCTGTTCGAATCTATCAGGGACTTACTGATCGTATCGAAGGTGTTATCAACCATCGTGATGACCAAGCTGTCGAGTATGCTCGTACGTGGCTGAACAAGTCTTCAACGCTGACCCCGGATGAGAAGTCCGACTTTATTCAGCGCTATGGTGCTGCTACGCTGGGTAACCGCCAGAGGGTTTGGAATGATGTCGAGAACGAAGTCTACAACAAGGTAGGCGCACGTTTTGGTATTGAGCCTAGCCAGATGCAGAAGATTCTCACCACTACTCGTGCTAAGGGTCAGAACTATCTAGACGCGGCTAAGTCTCGTGCCTACGGCACAGCAAAGCTTCAGTCTGATGAGGAACACGCCCTGTTGCCGTCTCCTGACGATAATGTTATTTTGCACCCCAAGCTGATTACTCAGCTTGAGGCAGGCGCTGTTCCAATGGCTAATCTTACCAGCTTGGAAAATGCGCTTGAGCGCATGGAGCAAACAGGTGTCATGGGCGCTATCCGCAACGCGGGTAGCAATGCTAAGGACACGCTATTCGCTGCGCTGGATCAGGTGTACGGTATCTGGAAGCCAATGAGCCTTATGACAGGCCACCGTGCTTTCAACCACATTGGTGATGATTATCTTCGAAGCATGGCCAAGCTTGGCGCTTTGACTACGATCCAGAACGCCTCTGAAGGCGCTGCTAACTTTCTTCGTAACACCTATGCTCGTGTAACTAACAACACGCTGGTTCGCAATGTTACAGCCACGCACACACGTGCGATGTGGCAGGCAAAGGCAGATTACGAGGGGCTACTAGCGCAGTACAAAACTCAGCGGGCGCTAGGTGTTAACAACATCCCTGAAGATTTTCGTATCACGCCGCTTCAACTACAGGGCTTGAAGAACAAGTACACGGACCTTAAGAATCTGAAGCTTGACTTTATCCAGGATACACACCGCCTTGGCGATAAGACTTTCAAGATCGCAGGCAGTAACACAGAGTGGCCTGAAGCCTTTAATGGACTCAATGGAGAGTGGGCACGAATTTGGACCTCTTCTCACCCTACGTGGGGGTCAATGGTGGACGATGCCGCGCATCGAAACCACTCCGTCTTGACAGCTATCCGGACGCGTAACTTCGGCACTATCTCCGCAAATGATGACGTGGCCAAGCATACGCGAGCCTACGTCCACTATATCCGTAACCAGATGCTTCCTGATCCTGTTGCAAAGCAGATTATCCAGGGTCGAAATCTAACTGATGTTGCAGGTTGGCTGAAGAACACGCCACAGGGTCGTAACCATATGAAGGCTCTCCATATTGGAGATGCTAATGATCATGTCAACACAGTGGCCACTATGGTCAAGACATACTTGCCGGAAGACGGTATGCGCGATGATGCACTTGCAGGTAAGTTTAATGCAGACACCATCGAAAACTACATGCCTACTGCGAGCATGCGACCGGACATCCACGCAGATATCAATCTGTTGGTTCATGGTGGAGATCCCACTGTTAACTTCTTGAAGCGCAACATGGAAACTGTCATGAAGTGGACCGGTGCTATGCCGGACGATATCATGGTTCGTCATCCTATGTTCAACAGCCTTTATAAGAACCGTCTGACTGATAACGTTCAGTCGTGGATGGCCAAGACTGGTGAAACTACAATCAGCCAGAACATGCGGGACTTGCTGATTCGAAACAGCATGACCAGTGCCCGCAAAGACATGCAGGGTATTCTGTACGACGTGTCTCGATTCAACGACATGGGGCACACTCTGCGCTTCATCAGTCCCTTCTTTAATGCATGGTTCAACGCCATGTCTTCCTGGTCCAAACTGTTCATGGAAAATCCTGGCCTGATTGGCCGAACCTACCAGGCTAAGCGAGCCCTGTGGGACTCGCCATTTGCAGTAGACAACACTACTGGGAAGAAGGCTAACCCAGACACTCCTTGGGAGAACACATCTTTTGTGTTGCACATGCCTAAGGGTCTGGCCAGCAAGCTAGGCGGTATGACGGATGTTCCTATCGATGCTAAGACTCTAATCAGTCCTACATACATCGATGCTGTAGGCAATCCCGGCTTTGGTCCTTTGGTAACCATCCCAATGAACCAGATCGTCAAGGACCACCCAACACTGATGAATGATGCTATTGTTCGTGGCATGCTCAACAACATGGTGGATAAAAACAGCATCAATCAGATCATGCCGTCGGGTGCCCGTGACATGGCTTCGCTGTCTCACCTTTTGTTGGGTGATCCAAATGATGCGCCTAAGTACGCCACGAATGTTTGGTCTATCTATCAGGAACAGTACTACGACTATCTGAACGGGCAGCGCTCTGCACCGCCTAATTGGAGTGACGTAGAAACACAAGCCAAGTATCTTACGGTCATGGACATGTTTGTCAACCTCTTGTCTCCTCTTGGTTTCAAGCCAGCACCAGCACACGAGTTCCTTGTGGACGAATACCGTAGAATGCAGGCTGCTGATCCTAAGAATGTTCGTCAGAACTTCTACGATAAGTATGGGCCTGCCGGGATGTTTTTCACGCAGTCTTTGTCTACCAACCCAACAGGCATCACATCGACCGTGGGCGCCTCTGTGGCGGCCAAGAAGTACTCTAGTCTGCTGAGGGACTTCCCAGAGCTGGGAGCCGTTGTGGTTGGTCCTGAAGGCAACGGCAATTTCGATGATATGGCTTATCAGTGGCAAGTTGCCAATGGGCTTCGTCAGCGGCTGACTCCAGAAGAGGCAGCCAAACAGGTTCAGATTAACACAGGCTGGGCTGAGTATGGCAAGGCCCGCGCGGCGATCAATGCACAGGTGCAGGCTCGTGGTGCTTCTTCGCTAAATGATGTGCGTGTTCGTGACTTGAAGGCGCAGCTAAGCCAGTTTGTTGGATCTTTCGGAGACCCCAACAACTCGAACTATAACCCGGATTTCTATGCCGAGTATGGTTCGTTCAATCAGAACGCGTACCAGAACCGCATCAGCGCACTGTTGAAGATTGCTCAGGACCCTGCCCTGCTGTCTAACCCGCTTCGTAGTGATATTCGCTCACTACAGGCGTACTCGCAGCTTCGTGATCAGTATTATG